TTGAAGTTCTATCCTAACCATTCATTGGAGAGCATGGGTAACACCATGCTCTCTTTTTTTGTAACTATGGGAGATACTATGCAGAAAGTTTATAAGAGTCGTACTCAATCGGGTGTTATTGGTTACTTTACCAATGGCTTCTTGGTTATCCCTCTTACTGAGAAAGAGTACAATATGACAGATGAAGAGCATACTAAGACATGCAAAGCAAGAGGTTGGTTGTATGTCGCAAGATGAATACATCTGTAATGTTTGTGGTATCGAGGAGGTTATACCTGCTCGTTATCAACTTGGTTATCGTTCGTGTTTGAAATGTGGACAGGTTACGGCAGGTAAGCGTAAGTTTACAATCGTACCAATGCACAAGTCTAACTACGTTGTGATATCCAACAAGAAAGAACTTAAAGGTATCAATAACAAAGGAGGTTTGTATGAATGATATCACATGGTGGATTATATGGGGGGCATTAGCGTCAGCTACTGTCTCTGTATTAGACATCTACTTTGAATGGGGTTTGTTCAGCTTATGATTATCTATGGACACCCTGTAACTAAACGTAAGGTAATCGAATGGATACTAGCACTTGTCGTTACGGCAGGTGTTGGTTTCCTTCTTGCCTTTGTAATTATCAACCTGTTGTTAGGTTGTGAGACATGGGATGAAAGTCTTTGGACTGAATACAACTCATGCCTAACCTTACAACACATTATAGAAGGAGTAACTAATGACTAAGGCTACGTTGAAACTCTTCATGCTGAGAACGCATCAAGGTGGAGTACCAGTACGAGATGATAAGGGCGACATCATCTTCTACTCAGACAAGCAAGTCGCCAAGAGGACTAGGGTCGGCAAACAAGTCGTATCCTATGGCTTTGACCATCGCAAGTATAACCATAACAGAAAGGAAGGTGCGTAATGCGAGCAACATTGTTGAAGGAAACTATTAGAAATCTGTTCCCAACCAAACGGACTATCGCTATCGAAGGTAGCCCGGGTGGAGGTAAGACAACCATCGTGCAAGAAGTTGCCAAGGAGTTGGGTGTCGGATACATCGAGAAGCATATGCCAACCATGTTGGTGGAGGACTTTGGTATCCTCTATCCGAATGGTGATGACATGCTTCACTACAAGCTACCCGATTGGTTTCCATACGAGGGCAGGGATGACATACCCAATGAAGGTATCCTGTGTTTCGATGACAGAAACCAAGCGAGTGCAGACTTGCAGAAGGTGTTGGCTAACATCTGTCAAGCTAGGAATCTACACGGCAAGCCAATGAAGAAAGGTTGGATGGTCGTGTCTACTGGTAACAGACAAGCAGACAGGGCAGGTGCTAACAGAGTGCTGTCTCACTTGCGTAATCGTGAGACTGTGTATGAGTTGGAGACACACCTTGATGACTGGACATCATGGGCGATTGACCACGGAGTGAAACCTGTTGTCATATCATTCATTCGATTCCGTACTGCATTGCTACATGACTTTGATCCACAGAGAGATGTGAACCCATCACCTCGTAGTTGGGTCGAGGGTGTTGCTGACATGATTGGTGTTGTACCACCCGAAGCAGAGTACGAGACATTCAAGGGTGCTGTTGGTGAAGGTTGTGCCGCTGAGTTCAGTGGCTTCTTGAAGATTGAACGGAAGCTACCTAACCCCGATACAATCATTCAGTCACCAATGTCTGTGACTGTACCCGATGACCCTGCTACTTGCTATGCACTTACTGGTGCATTGGGTGAGAGAGCAACCACAGAAAACTTTGGAAACATCGTGAAGTTCGCTGAACGTATGTCGCCCGAGTTCTCGGTGTTGTGTGTATCGTATGCAAGTCGTAAGAACCCCGACCTTGCATCACATGAAGCGTTCACGAAGTGGGCGATTAACCATCAAGACGTTCTATTCTAAGGAGGTAACTATGAAGTTGAGCGATAAAGCATTGCTAGTTCAGTTGAACATTTCTCAATGGACAGCAAGAAAATATGACAAGAGGGCTACCGAACAGGTAGCCCAACAGAATGCCAGTGCATTGACAGCAGGTAGGTACAACAAATCGTTGCTACCAATGAACGATGCTCTGACTAACATTCATCAGAAGTCTACCCTAATCCGTAAGAAGTTCTACACGAACACCTTACCTTGGGGTATCGAAGGCACGATGATGTTGCCATCAGCTAACTACCTAAACTTTATGACAGAGTTTAGGAAAGAGAAGAGCGAGTGGCAACAACTTGTTGATACATTCTACCAAGAGTATCCAAGACTGCATGCAGATGCACAGAGATTTCTTGCAGGGTTGTACAACAAGGCTGACTATCCTGCTCTGCATGATATCCAACGTAAGTTCAAGATGGACATGGCTGTGTTTCCAGTACCATCCAATGACTTCCGTGTGAGTATTGGTGACGAGGAGTTGGAGAAGATACAGCAAGACGTTGAGTCGAGAGTACAAGATGCGGCTCAACAAGCTATGCAAGAAGCTTGGCAGAGATTGTATGACCGAGTGAAACACATGGCTGAGAAACTTGCCGACCCTAAGTCTGTGTTCAGAGATACCTTGGTAGAGAATACTAAGGAAGTCTGTTCAATACTTAGTCGGTTGAACTTTGCTGACGACCCGAACTTGGAAGCCATGCGACAACAAGTTGAGGGGAGTTTGGCTAACAACCACCCAGAAAGTTTGCGTAATGACCCCGACCTCAGACGTACCAAGGCTGAGGAAGCGAAGGCTATTATGGATAAGATGGGTGCATTTATGGGAGGTAACTAATGGACTTAGAAAGAAGAATCGCCAAGGCAAAGACGGCACTCATACTTGAGCATCCGTTCTTTGGTAACTTGGCAATGAACATGCCCTTTGAATTATCAGAGGATGTTCCAACAGCGGCTACCAATGGTAGCCGTGTGTTGTTTAACCCTAGCTTTTGTGAGCCATTGAAAGACGATGAACTGTTGTTCCTCGTTGCTCACGAAGTTTGTCATCCTATGTTCGAACACATCTTTCGGTTGAATGGTCGTGACCCGAAGCGTTGGAACTATGCAGGTGATGCTGTCATCAATCCAATGCTTGAAGACGAGGGCATTGGCAGGTTCATCGAAGGTGGTGTCATGGACAGAGACTTGCTCAAGCAAGGTGGTGGTACTACCGATGGTGTCTACAACTTGTTGCCACCAATGCCCGAAGATGGTGATGGTGGGTATGGTAACGGAATGAAACCATACGATGACATCGAAGATGCAGGGGAGAACTCTTCCCCTGCTGAGATTGAGCAGAAGAAAGCAGAGTGGAAAGTCAAAGTTGCTCAAGCGGCTCAGTCTGCAAAGATGATGGGCAAACTATCAGCAGGACTTGAACGATTCGTTGGTGACTTGATGAAGCCACGAGTGAATTGGAAAGATGTCATGCAGAGGTTTCTTGTCAAGCAACGTACTGACACGAGGACTTGGGCAAGACCAAACAGGAGGTTCTTGTCACAAGGTATGTATCTACCGAGCGTATCGGGTGAAGCACTAGGTGAACTATGCTTTGCTATCGACACATCGGGTTCGATTGGCGAGGAGGAACTCACTCAGTTTGCGAGTGAGATTACTAAAGTCTACCAAGACTTATCGCCTACCAAGATACATGTCATCTACTTTGACTCTGTTGTCTGTCACTACGACTGCTTTGAAGATGATGAGCCAGTAATCAAACCACATGGTGGTGGAGGTACTGCGTTCAGTCCTATCTTCAGATTCATGCAGGACAAGGACATTGATCCTGTTGCTTGTGTCGTACTCACAGACCTGTGTTGTGACGACTTTGGTGACGAGCCTGCGTATCCAGTCTTATGGGTATCCAACATGAAAGGCACTGCCCCTTGGGGTGAGGTCGTATACATGGAGGGTGTCCATGACTAGGCAACTCGTAACTGAACACGACATAGATGAGGTGTTTGAATACGCAAGTAAGGAGATACTCAACGGCTATATGTTTATGCACAGAGCCAATGGGTATCTCTACTTCAAACATAAAGTAACAAGAGGGTACATCGAAATACCCGACAAAGAAATAGCTTATCCACAAGGAGGTAACAATGGGTCAAGTTAAAAATCTCTGCATTGAAGCAGAGACAATGTTGGTCACATGCCTAGATGAATATGGCATGACCAATGAACAAGCGTTCGAGAAGATACGCAAGGAACTAGGTACTATGGCAGAAGAACATGTCCGTAGTTTAATTAAACAATGGAACAAAGGAGATAGCACATGGCAACAGTAAGATTTAGCCAACAACTGCAAGACGATATCGTCAAGAATGCAGAGAGAATGTTTGATGACAACATCGAACAAGCAAAGAAGAACTACCCCAAAGACTGGGGTAAGAAACTGTATGACAGTTTGTTCTCAGCAGATATCCAAGCAAAGATGAATGCTTTGCCCGATGGATTCTTTGGTAAGGTTGAATGCCTAACACTTACAGGGTTCAAGAATGCACCCGAAGATGTATGGCAGACAGCACATACCAAGGTAGAAACATGGAAGCATGTAGACTTACGTTTACAACTACCAAGTCCGTTACCATTTCCACCACAGAAAGAGTGGCAAGGTAAGATAGATAGTGGGTACTACATGGACTACTCAAGGTGTGAGATTGATTACCACAATGAGAAGTTTGAATGGCTACATGAACCATTCAAGAAGTATACCCAAGGTATCTTCAATGCAGAAGCTAAGAAGGATGAGTTTGTAGCAGGGGTCAAGCAGATTGTGACTACCTATACAACACTAGCACCTGCGTTGAAAGCATGGCAACCATTGTGGGATTTGTTACCCGATGATGCCAAGGAACGTCACAAGAAAATTACTGAGAAGGTCAAGCCAAAGACAGCAGAAGATATTGGTGTAGACCTAAACAGTATGACGGCTCAAGTAACATTCAATAAACTAACAAGAAAGTAGAGGTAACTATGGAAGTAAATAACAAACAACAACTCATCGAGTACATCAAACAAGAGATGGGTAATGAGAGACGATACATGTCTTACGCAGATGGTAACAATGGTGGTCGTAGGCTAGAAACCTATGACCAATTTGCCAAGGAGTTTGCAAGGTGTCGTAACAAGTCGAAGGGTCGTAAGATATCGGCAAGCTTCAGACTGTTTCAGACAGTACAACAAGGTGTCACATGTTATGACATTCACATTGAAGGGTATGGCAGTCAAGCTTTCATGCGTATAACACCTGACAACATAGTGGAGTTTGTTGCACCACCACAAGCAGTATGGCAACACTCACAATCTATCGTGTCATCAGCGTATCGTTGGATACCATTCATGTTCGAACGACACAAGAAAGGTTTGTATCGGGTACAACACACAGGTCATCATGCCAAGGCAATGGTTAAGAGAGTAGAAGAATGGTACAAAAACCAACTAGCAAAAGCTGAGATGTTGTCTGACAATGTTGGCGAAGCTATATGCAATGACTTCAAGTCTTCATGCTACATGTCATCATACAGCATACAAAGCAGGATGATGAAGGAATCACCTGCATACTTTCAAGGTCTGAAGTTCAACATCATTACTGGTGAGTGTCTCAATCGTAGACCCGATGACAAGTTCGTTGAGAAAGCTGACGAACGTAAGGTATGGCGACAAGCACTAGCCAAGTTCAAGCGTGGTATCAAAGCAAGGGCAAAGGTTCGTGCCTTTGATCCATTGATTGAGAAAGTGTGGGCAGAGAGACAAGGGCAGAGTACATACCATTGGAAGCAACCCGATTGGTCTAGTCAACCTTGGCTTGACTTGCTTGAAAAATCAATACGAGACAACGAGTTCTCAAAAGAGTTGTTGATTGGTTTCTGTTCTACACCATCGAGTGGATACTACCAACAGTCCAAGCCTACAAGCAAGGAAGTGTTTGATGGTGTCCACAAGATACTGACAGACATGTCGGTTGAATTGCGTAGACGATTCGATGTCTTTGAGAAAGAAGGACATGATGAGAAGCGTGAGGATAAGTACAGGTTCTCATCTTATATGAGTGACCGAATGTTAACAATAGAGGAAGCGAGGAAACTATGACAGTAATAGCATGGGATGGAAAGACCCTTGCTACTGACAGAATGGCTAATGATGGCTCTCAGAAATGGGAGTCATCAAAGGCTTGGTATGGCATGAGCAAGGAGAAAGAAGTAGTAATCATTACAGGTGTTGGACTAGCACACTACATCAGACAACTATCGGAATGGTATCAACAAGGTATGCCCGATATCATGCCCGATGTAGCACCTAGTCAAGCAAAGCTAATCGTTGTGAAGAAAGATGGACTGTATGAATTATCGTACAAGATGTTGATACCAAACACAGCACCATACTCTGCGTTCGGAGATGGGAAGGAGATAGCACTTGGTGCGTTAGCAATGGGTGCTACTGCAAGTCAAGCTGTAAACATTTGTAACGAACACTCTTTACAATGTGGTAAAGGTGTGGAATTATTCACTTTACATGGAGGTAACGATGAGCAGAAAGAATGCTAAGTATAAACGAGGTAACATACTAAAGAAAGCAGACAAGCTAACATCAGTAGACAGACAAGACGACCACGGAGACTTTGCAGATAATGCTAGAGTTACAGCAGAGTTGTGGACTACATACAAGGGGGTTGAGTTTAACCCCCACGATGTACCAGTCATGTTGGCTTTACTGAAAGTAGCTAGGATAAAACAGAACCCCGAACATGTTGATAACTATGTGGACATGTGTGGCTATGGTGCATTAGCAGGAGAACAAGTTCCTGCAAGGGGGAAGCAATGAGAGTAATCACGATTGACTTTGAAACATACTATAGTCGTGAGTATTCCCTATCCAAGATGACAACTGAAGCCTACATCAGAGACCCAAGGTTTGAGGTTATTGGTGTAGGTGTAAAGGTAGATGATAACCCACCCGATTGGTATAGTGGGGAGGATGTCGGTAGGTTTCTGAACTCACTAGACTATTCGGAAGATGCTATCCTTGCACACAATACTGCGTTCGATGGTGCTATCCTATCTTGGTTGTATGGTATTAAGCCTAAGTTTTGGTTTGATACTTTGTCTATGGCTAGACCATTCCACCATGCAAATGTGGGGGGGTCTCTCAAGGCATTGGCAAACTTCTATAACCTTGGTCAAAAAGGGGATGAGATTATACAAGGTCTTGGTAAGAAACGCAATGACTTCTCACCACAAGAACTTGACAGGTATGCTGACTATTGTTTGCAGGATATAAACTTGACATACAAACTGTATGAAAAGCTAAGACAGAAAGTACCTGTGTCTGAACTTATGATTATAGACCAAACAATTCGTATGTATACTGAGCCTACTATACAACTAGATAAGCAGGTTCTAGCTGACCATCTACAAAAGGTTAAGGATGACAAGCGACAACTGATTGAATCACTAGCACTTAAAGGTATTAGTGAGGACAGAGTTAAGAAGGCTCTGATGTCTAATCAAATCTTTGCAAAGATACTAGAAACTGTTGGTGTAGAACCACCGATGAAGACTAGCCTACGCACTGGTAAAGAAACCTATGCGTTTGCAAAGACAGACAAAGAGTTTACTGCTTTGCTCGACCATCCTAACCCAAAGGTTCAAACTCTAGTGGCGGCGAGACTTGGTACAAAGTCTACCATCGAAGAGACTAGGACTGAAAACCTTATGAAAGTGGCAGACAGGGGAGCATTACCTATTATGCTCAACTACTATGGCGCACACACAGGTAGGTTTAGTGGTGGTGATAAGCTGAACTTACAGAACTTACCTAGAAATGGTGCGATTCGTAAGGCTATTACTGTACCCGAAGGGGATGTAATGATTGCTTGTGATTCGTCACAGATAGAAGCCCGTATGGTTGCGTACATTGCAGGACAAGATGATCTTGTGCAAGCGTTCCGTGAGGGGCGTGATGTGTACAGTGAGTTTGCATCCGAAGTCTATGGTAAGAAAGTTACAAAAGATGATAAGATTCAAAGGTTTGTAGGGAAAACTTGTATTCTTGGACTCGGGTATGGTATGGGTCATGTAAAGTTTAGAGCCACTCTTGCTCTTGGGCAAGGTGGTATAGCTGTAGATATAGATGAGAACGAAGCCAAACGTATTGTAAACTTATACCGACAAAAGAACCATAAGATAGTATCACTATGGCATAGCTGTGGTCATGCTTTGAATGGTATGGTGTCGAGTGCATCGGGTAACATATGTGACCTACTACCTTATGATAAGGATGGTATAGTTTTACCTAATGGACTGAGAATAAAATACAATGCGTTGCGTAATACGGCTGATGGTTTTGAATATATATCTGACGCTAGGACTTTCCGTAAGCTTACACAGAAAAGACTAATGACTGGTGAACAGCAGAAGATCGACTGGACTAGGATTTACGGAGGTAAAGTTACAGAGAATGTGGTACAGGCTTTGGCTAGGATTGTAGTCGCAGAACAGATGGCATCAATCGGACAGTCATATCATGTTGCTTTTCAAGTACATGATGAAGTTATTATCACTACCCGGGAACACGACACAACACACGCACGACAACTTGTTGAGAGAAAGATGTCTACCCCACCGCGCTGGGCAAAGGACTTGCCTGTTGCATGCGAGTCGGGTGTAGGCTATAATTATGGAGAAGCGAAATGATAAATGAAGATGAACTGCCTAACGAATTTAAGGCACATAATAATAAGAAACAAAGGATACTTGAGATACTTGGCAAGGTATCCAATGCCGTAAAGGAGAACCCCTCGGCAGAAGAACTACTTGTCATGGTAAAGTTAGACGGAGAGTATGTAAGGTTTTCTAGTATGTTAGAAAGCAGTACAGAAACCATAGCTATACTTGAAATGCTCAAGCATGATATAATCAAGAGGATGTCTACATGACATTATCACATTCATTCTCGTCTATTAAGATGTACGAGAACTGCCCTAAACGATACTACCATCAAAGGGTAACTAAAGAAGTAAAGGATACAGGTAGTGATGCCACTATCTATGGTGAACGAGTACACGAAGCACTTGAACATAGACTAGATAAACAGGTGGCATTACCTACTGAGTCAGAAGCCTATGAACCTCTATGTAAAAGCATAGAGGATATGGGTGGAACTTTACAGGTAGAGCAGAAGCTAACACTAAATGAAAACCTTACACCAACAACTTGGTGGGAGAAGGATGCTTGGTTACGATCCATACTTGATGTTCTTATTTTGTTTGATGATAAGGCTATCGTTATGGATTGGAAGACAGGTAAACGCAGACCCGACTTCTCACAGTTAGAGATGTTTGCGTTGCAGGTGTTCCAACATTTTCCTAGCGTAAAGAAAGTACAGTCAACTTTTGTATGGCTGAAGGATATGGCACTAGACTCACATACATATAGTAGAGTAGATACAGATGACATGTGGGTAAAGTTATTAAGTAAAACAGAACGAATTAACCAGTCATTTACAAATAATAATTGGCCACCAAAACCTAGTGGTTTATGTAGGTTTTGCCCTGCAAAAAATATTTGTGAATATTCAACTTGACATATATGTAAAGATAATTATATTATGAGTAATACCCCCGAGGGAAAAATTAAACGTAAGTTAGATAAGAAGTTAAAAGAACTTGGTGTTTGGTTTTACAGTCCACAGAGTGGGCCTTTCGGTAAGGCAGGCATACCCGATAGGGTAGCCATAGTCGAGGGTAAATTTGTAGGTATAGAATGCAAGGCTGATAAAACAAAGAAGCCGACTGCATTGCAAACCAAAACAATGGAGGACATAGAAGTGAACGGTGGTAAATGTTTTTTAGTCTACAGTGAAGAAACTATACAGGAGGTTGTAGACTATATAGAGAAGGCACAGGATTGCAGAAGTTTTTGGAGAGATAACAGATGATTGTTATTGAACAAGCAAAGGCTCTTGCTATCAAGCCAAAGCACCCTAATCAGATATTGCAAACTATACCTACAGCTCGCATGCTAAAGTATGACGGAGCAGAACTCGTTGTAGCACCACACAAGCTAGATGAAGTTAAGGTACTACGCAATCTAGGATTCCAAGCACCATCACCAATCTTACATTATTATAATTGGGAGGGTAGGTTTACACCCTACGAACACCAACGTATGACTTCTGCTTTTCTTACTATGCACAGAAAGGCATTGGTACTTAATGAGATAGGAACTGGTAAAACACAGTCAGCATTGTGGGCATCAGATTATCTTATGGAGATAGGAGAGATTAAGAAGGTTCTAATTATATCACCACTGTCTACACTTGAGAGAGTATGGGGTGATGGTATCTTTATGAACTTCCCTAATCGTACATCAGTAACCTTGCATGGAACAAGTGCAAGAAGGAAGAAGTTACTCAAGACAGAAGCAGACTTCTATATTATTAATCACGATGGTTTCAATATTATATCCGATGATGCTGTCAACATGTTTGACCTTGTTATTGTAGATGAAGCCGCCGTTCTTAGAAACCCATCGACAAACAGATTCAAGACGCTCAGGAAGTTTATGGACAAACACCCGAGAACTCGTTTGTGGTTGATGACAGGTACACCCACCCCGAATGATCCCACCGATGCTTGGGCATTAGCCAAGCTAGTGGATAGTCCACACTGCACCAAAACATATACTGCTTTCAGAGAAGCCGTGATGATGAAGATAGGTCAGTGGAGATGGATACCAAGACCCGAATCAATAGAGATAGTAAAGCACATCCTGTATCCTGCTGTTAGGTATACAAGAGATGAATGCTTTGACCTACCCGATACAGTCTATCAGACAAGAAAGATAGACCTCACCCCCGAACAGAAGAAACATTACTCAATCATGCTGAAACATTTTGTAACACAGCTTGAGGAAGAAGGAACAATCACTGCTGTCAATGAAGCCGTGAAGCTACAGAAACTTGTACAGATAAGTTGTGGTGTAGTGTACGGAGATGATGGCAGGCATATCGAAGTAGATTGTTCGCCAAGAGTCAAAGTTGTTAAAGAAATTATAGAGGAAGTAGGAGGTAAGGTTATAGTTTTTGTTCCCCTTACAGGAACATTAAACATGTTGGAAAGAGAACTCTCAAAGACATGGGATGTAGCCGTTGTTAATGGAGAAGTATCAGCTTCAAAACGAAACACTATCTTCCATAACTTTCAGAATGAAAAGAATCCACATGTACTAATTGCTCACCCTGCGACTATGGCACATGGTCTAACTCTTACCGCCGCATCTACTGTGGTGTGGTATGGGCCAGTGACTAGCAACGAGCAGTACATTCAAGCGAATGGTCGTATTGAAAGGATAGGTAAGAAACATGTCTCTAACGTCATACACATAGAGTCAACAGACCTAGAGTATAAGATGTATGAGAGGCTTAAAAATAAACAAAAGCTACAAGGTCTTTTACTAGACCTTATACAGAAGGAAACGAGGTAACTATGGAACTAACTACAGATAAAGTTATTGCCACATACCTCAAGTTGAGAGGACAGAAGGAAGCTATAGAAGCTGAGACCAAAGAAAAGGTTGCAGATATAAAAGCTAATCTTCTCAAACTTGAAGCGTGGCTAAAAGAAAAGATGGATGCTGATGGTGAAACTTCTAAGAAGACACCATTTGGTACAGCGTTCATAACGACTACCGACTTTGCCCAAGTGGGAGATTGGGATGCAGTCCTAGGCTTTATAAAGAATAATGAAGCGTGGGATATGCTAGAGAAAAGAGTCAGTAAGACAGCAGTGCGTGGCTATATTGATGCCAACAAAGCTGTTCCCGATGGTGTTAATTATGGCACACGAATAGATGTCAATGTCCGTAAGCCTGTGAATAAGGCAGACGACAAATGATTGCACCGAAGATTTCTATCAAAGGCCAACAGTTTCGTGCTGTCAGTGGTGACGAGGAGACTGTACTCGACAAGAGTATAGATGTTGTCATTGTCGGTGCGAACCCAAAGCTATCCAAATCTTGGTATGCAGAGGAATGGTCAGAAGATAGTCAATCTTCTACTCCCGATTGCTACTCACTAGATGGTGTGTATCCAAACAAGAACAGCCATGCCATGCAGAATGACATGTGTGTTTCTTGCCCACAGAATGCTTGGGGTTCTAGGACTACACCGACAGGGAATAAAGTTAAGGCTTGTGTCGATCAGAAACGATTGGCAGTTGTCTTAGCAGAGGGCCCATTTAGTGAAGCATACTTACTACAAGTTACTCCTGCGTCTTTGAAGAACTTGAATGCTTATCAAAAAGAATTGTCCATGCGTGGTATTGCACCCGAGATAGTAAGGACAAGGATAGAGTTTGATACACTAGCCGCTTTCCCGAAGCTACGATTTAGCTTCCGTGGATTCAATAGTGATAAGAACCAAACTCTTGTCGATGAGCATTTGGGGACTAAACAGACTAGGATTGTCACAGGAGAACTTGCTGTTGAAACAGGACAGTCCGCCCACGGATTCGATGATTTCGGTTTTGTCGAAGAAGATGGATTTATATTAACCAATGAACTAGGAGGTTCAGACTATGAATAAAACTTTTACAACCGCTAAAGGGATTGCGTACTACCCTTACATCAGTGCGCCCGACACTAAGTTTGATGAGCAAGGACACTACAAAGTGAACCTTTGTTTGTCAGAGGAAGATGCTCAGCCTGTGATTGAAGTTATCAAGCAGACTGTTGTTGAAGGTATTAAGGCTTTGAAGAAAGACAAGCCTAATATGGAAATCAAACAAGCACCACTTCCGTTTAGTAAAGAGGTGGATGAAGATGGTAATCCTACAGGTAATGTGATTATCAAATTCAAATCTAAAGCCGCATATAAACCTGCTGTCTTTGATAGTAAGGGTAACATGATGACCAACTCTAATATCTATGGTGGGTCAGAACTCAAGGTCAATGGCTCATGTGCTTTCTTTCACACAGCTATGATCGGTGCAGGTGTATCAATCAGACTCAGAGCAGTACAAGTCATCTCATATGTAGAGGGTGCTAGTGGTGCTAATAAGTTTGGCTTTGATGAGGTAGACGGATTCACCATAGAGGAAGATGTTTCTGTGAGTGAGACTTCTCCTGCTGCAGCTGCAGCGGAAGAACCAACTCCTGCTCCTGCCAAACCAAAGGTAGTGCAAGCTATTAAACCTGTGCAACAAGCGAAGCCTGTTGAAACACCAAAGGTAGTCGAAGAGCCAAAGGCGGCAAAGACTGTCAGTGGTGCTGATGACCTAGCCGCAGAGATCGCACAACTCGTAGGAGATGTGGACAATGGCTAACACACCACCTCTTGATTTCAAGAAAGTGGAAGCCTTACGAAAGCATATGCTTTTGACCACAGGTAACATGGCACAACTTCTTGGTGTGTCTCGTATGACTTATTATGGTTGGGTTAAGGGTAACAAAATCCGTAAGAACAATGATAAGAAAGTACGAAGCACACTCAAGGAACTGCTTGATGTTATGACAGAAGGGTGGCCTGCACCCGATGTTATAGCTATGGAACAGAAGTATAGATTCCAAAGGCTTCTTGAGGTTATTGACAAAACAGGGTAGTATAACAAAGGGGAGAGTAGTTGAGACTGCATTAATGCTCTCCCCTATAACATAGGTAGGTAATATGAACACGCTAGAGTTTCTCAAGCGAGTCCTACCGATAGAAGGGTTTTATGTAACCACTGTTATCAACCAAGATGGTCGGAAACAGGGTTTCTTTGAGTCGGTAGAAGAACTTGCACATACATGTGAAAGATTAGATAGCACAGGTAACAACACTTATTTCGCTATATCTTCTTTCAATGCTAAAGGTAACAGAAAACAAGACAACGTTAGGGCTACTAAGGTTGTAGCTATAGATGTGGATTGTGGTGAAGGAAAGCCATACGCATCTTGGAAAGAAGGATTACAAGAACTAGGTAAGTTTGTACACACAATGAGTTTACCCAAGCCGATGATAGTATATTCGGGTAATGGGTTACATGTGTATTGGGTACTTACAGAAGAACTAGAACCACAAGATTGGAAGCCACTAGCCAATGCTATGAAGCAAGCGGCATTGGATAAAGAGTTTAAGATAGACGCAGGACTCACAGCTAACAGTGCGTTAGTGCTAAGACCTGTTGGTACACACAATCCAAAGAATGGTAATGAAGTAAAACTTTTGGTAGACGCAGAACCAGTAGAGGTTTCTGCTCTGACCGAATCACTATCTTATTTCTACCGTGATGTGCCCGGGCCGCAAGAAGGTCACACTCGTGACAACACGTTGCTTGAAAATCTTGTGTCTAAACAAGAGTTCCCACTTGCTGTTGGTTCAATAGTTAAATCTAAATGTAAGCAGATTGACTGGGCAGTAGACAATCAAGACAAAGTTGATGAACCATTATGGTATGACCTAATAGGTGTAGCCGCTTTCTGTAATGATGCAGAGAAGACAGCAGTAGAGTGGAGTCAACGTCATCCTAAGTTTGATTATCAAGCTACTATAAGTAAACTTAACCATTGGAAAGATTCAGCTAGTGGCCCAACAACTTGTGGTAAGTTTGAAATAGATAGACCGAACGGGTGTAGAGGATGTGTATACAAAGGTAAGATAGGATCACCTGCAAGACTAGGTGTTCAGTATCAAGAAGCACCACTATCAGCAGAAGCACCCGATGCTCAAGCCAATCAGATACCAATACCAAAACCATTTAAGAGAACACAAGATGGTATAAAAGTTACCATAGATGATACAGATATAGATGTCTGTAAGTTTGATATATACCCTGTCAGCTATGGACTCGATGAATCACTAGGGTATGAAACAGTTAGATACCACTGGAATAGACCTCATATGGGGTGGCAAGACCTTATACTAAGACAGGCATATCTAACAGAAGGCAATCGTGAGTTTGCTACAGCTATAGCAGATCAAGGGATTGTGTTATATAACAAAAGACAAACGGAGTATTTTCAGCTTATGTTAAGAACATATATGGATGAGTTGAGGCAAATCCGTACTATGACTAACTTATATTCTACTATGGGTTGGAAAGAGAAGAATACGGCATTTGTCTTAGGCGATACACTTCTAAAGCGTACAGCAGAAGGAGTGACAGAAGAATCAATCAGTCTTGCATCGGGCATACAGAAGCAAGGCGCAGACTTATTTACAAGTAAGGGTGATGCGGAACAGTGGATAAACCTAACATCAGTGTTAGAAAAAGCAGGTTTGAAATCACATATGTTTACTTTAGGTGTTGGCTTTTCAGCACCATTGTATAACTTCACAGGACTCAAGGGATTAACTGTATCTCTCTACGGCCCAACTGGTGGTGGTAAAACACTAGCACAATACTGGGCGCAGTCTATCTACGGCAACCCCGACAAGCTACACTTTGCGGCTAAGTATACACAGAACAGTCTGTTCTCACGACTTGGTACATACGCTAACCTGCCGCTGACAATAGATGAAGTAACTATGATGCAGGATAAAGAGGTCGGTGACTTCTGTTATTGGGTATCACAGGGTAGAGATAAAGCTAGGCTGAATCGTAATGCTGAAGAAAGAGATGCAAAGACATGGGCAACACCTGTCATAGTATCTACCAACAAGTCTCTACAAAGTAAGCTGATAGCGTCTGGTCTGGATACAGATGCACAAATGGCTCGTTTACTAGAACTTACTGTGCCATCTGTACCTTTGTTTACTCGAGGCTCTGAAGCAGGTCGTAAAATATATGAAGCTGTCCATGCTCATTATGGGTCAGTAGGAAGACAATATATCATAAACTTATTGTCAATGGGTGAAGAAGGTATCCAGTCTGCAATAGCTGAAGCATCAGATAACTTCCATAAGAAGTACAAAGCTAAGTTCAGTGGTGAAGAAAGATACTGGGAACAGTCAATCATACTGGCAGACTTAGGTATGAAACTAGCTAGCGAGTGGGGATTGATTAAGTTTGATTACACACAAGCTACCGAGTGGGTACTGGCACAGATAGGTGCTATCCGTAGAACAGTACAAGAGAACCAAGTTGATTGCTTTGATCTTGTTGCTGAGTATATGGCTGACTGTGCTGATACATCTGTAACCATCATGCACACTGTAGGACAGAAACCACAACCCGACTTCTCTAGGATACCAAGGGGTGACATCCGAATCAGATTGGATGTGTTTAGAAAATCACCTGCCGAAGTATTTGATAAGGGTACTATGATGATTGATAGGACTCACTTTAGGAAATGGTTGTCTGTGCGGGGCGCTGATTACAAGTCATTCAAACAGGAACTTACTGTAGAGAATGCGTTAGCTACACCACGTTCAGAGAAAGCATCACTAGGTAAGGATACTCCAATCAAACTAGCACAAAGCTATGTCATAGGATTCAATCTAACACACCCAAGATTCCAAAGTCTGCTTGAGAATGCAGACACAGCGGCTGATGATATGGCATATGGACAGCTACAGGTAGTGAAAGATAAAGACGTTTGATAAAATAAGATTACCTAATGGTAGATACCTTTATCTTAGGTTGGATACTCCGCCATACAAGTTTGCACACCCTAAAACCATAGAGCGTATAAACAAGAAATTGTTTAGCGCAGAGCGAATTTGGCAGAAAAGACAGGAGTATCTGAAAAAACAAGCCTCTGAGAAGCCCGTACAGAGGCGAAACGACCCTTCTAGGTAGTTTAGTACCCCCCTAATTTGCCTCTACTCCATAGATATCTAGCAATTCATTGATGGTTGGGCGTATCGTAGTTGGTGCAAACTTCCTATATCTGTTCACACTATTCTTCTTAGCAGACTTCAATGATTTATTTGCAGAGCCAACAAAGTCTTTAAAGTAGAACTCTGTACCTTTGGTATCTCTGTTATATTCTTTTACAAAGTTTAAGATTCTACGAACCTCATCTCTGTCACCTTCTAGTTTAGCTTTAATATAGGCTTGCTTGTAGTGAGCCTTCATGTCTTGAACATAGGCTTGAGTCTGCTTTGTCATTCTAATGATATCGTTCTGCACCATAACTTGATATGGATAGAAACCCATCATTCTAAATACAGAAGTCATAACACCTACATCATTATCCAAGACTGTACCATCTGCTCTAGTAATCTTTCCATCGTGTAGATAAGTCATACCATCAACCAAACCTCTTACAGCAGAAGATGGTGCATCTCTAAGTATATCTGCGAATCGTGTTGTTCCATCTTTCAGGCCCACAGTCTCTGCACCATACCTGAGAAGTTGTGCTCCTGTGCCAAACAACCCTGCCATCCCAGAGTACACTGGCCCAAAGAAGTTCTCTGCTTCTCTCCAATACTCTCCAGCATGACTCTTTGCTTTGAAAGCACCCGACAATGGAATCAAATCACCAAAGCCAAGTCTTGTAGATATTGTTGCTCCTGTCCACTGGTCAAGAAATCCTCGCATGAAGTACGGCGAAGCGCCGGGGATAAAAGCATCAACAAGCCGTGCAGTTTCTTCCTCTACGCTTTTCATCTTGATACCAAACTTCTGAGCAAGAGTATCAATCAAGTCCATCAAGTCGTCAGCAAATGGTAGTCCTTTCATACCTGCCATCAAGAACAGCATAGTCAACATAGCTATTCTGCCCTTCTTATCCATACCTTTCATCAACTGTACGCTAACAATCACAAACTGTTTATACATGAAGATATATTGTAGGAAGTTACCTCTAGCCATCTCGGGTCTGTTATACATAGCGTATTCACCCTGTGATGTATTCACTGCTTTCGTAGCAAACTCTTGAGATTGAAGCGCTACTTCAGCAGCTTCGGCTTCCGGAAGGTTAGAGATATTAGTTCCAAATCGGTTGGATGCTAGTATTCTTTCTCGTTCCATTCTATAAGCAGCTAAGAAAGTGGTACGTCTGTTAAGTTGTTCTGTGTAAGAAAACGCAGACATCCATGTTTTAATTAAACCATTATAGTTATTACTACTTCTTCCGCCTCGTGATGTACCAACAAGCGCATTAAATTGTGCAGCCTGCAACACACCTGCGGCTGTAGCATCTAGCATAGCGTCAGCTTCATCAGGAGTTAGACCGTGCTGTTGTTGTAGTCTAGTAGCTTCTGCTTGTAGCGCTGGGTCTCGCGTTGGATTAGCAACCCGAACCATGTAGTCATAGTTAGATAACCTAAAGTTACCAGCATTATAAACTGCTCTACCCATAGCACCTGCAGATTTAGCTAAACCAAAACCACCACCATAACCTCTGTTTGGATTATAACTACCAAGATAAGGTATAGCGTGAGTAACCATAGACATCATGTTTACTGCAGCAGTAGCAATAGAACCACCAAGTTGTAGTAGTACAGCATATAGTTTAAACCTAGAACCAATCTCACCAGATAGAATGTCTTCTGTTGAATCTTGAATATTTGCTGCATCTGCATAGAACTGCAGTAATTTTTTAGCTTCTTCTCTGTACGCTTCACCACGACCTTCGTTTGGTATAGCGTTACCATTTCTATCTTTAGCTTGAACAGGAGCATTTTGATCAGCCATATGACTATACTGATATGCGTAAGCATCATATGCTTTTCTAGCTGTTTCTCTTTGTGCTTCTGTGCCTCGTGTTGTAGCTTCTTCTAGTCTCTGTAGTTTTTCAGGATCACCTCTAAACTTACTGTTGCTTGCCATAATATCGTTTAGCTGCCATGAGTAAGTAATCTTACCTGCTACATGAGCTTGTGTTTCTAAGTGTTCTGCAACACTTCTGATAACATCTTTATCCCAACCTACGTTACCTGACCTCTGCAAACTTTTTCTTGCAGTAGACTGAACACCAGTTAGAGCTGTAATAATACGTTGTCGTTCTTGAGGTGTAAGACCAATATCTAAACGCTGAACCACACTCATAAACTCTGTAAGATTCATAGAGTTAGTAAGTGGTTGTGACTGTCTAGCTTCTGATACTTGTGCTCTAAACTGTATGTTTCTAGTTTGCCCAGACTTATCTCTCATTTGATAAGTTATAGGGTTATTACTCTCTGCTACCATATCTTGCAGTTTGACAGCTATATCTTTTGCATCTTGTTCAGCTGCAGTCTGGAAAAATGGTATAGAACCAGCGTATGTTTCTTCTAACTCAACAGCTTGACCTGTGCTTGCGTCATATGCCTGCATACGAACTTGCCACTTACCTCGTCTGGTAAATGGTACATACCCTGTTACAAGAGTACGTCTTGCAGAAAAGTCAGCATTAATAGCCCTTGTATCTAACAAGAACAAGTTTTGAATAGCATTAGTTACATCGAAAGAAGTATCTTTGTTAAATTGTAAAGCTCTCAACCTTGGTAAAGCATCAATGATATCTCTATACCTATCAGTCTGAAACTCTGCAGTGTTATCAAATGTTGGATTACCATTGGCGTCTGTACTTCTACCAAACCAGTCATCTATCTTTTTATCTTCCCACATAGCTCTGTTGACAGCAGCTAAGAACCTATTAGCTTTCTGTATTGAATCATCAATAGGCCCATCTAACGTAGCATTCTCTTGGTATAGACTAGAGTATTCTTCTATAACTCTTCTAAATACAGCAACGTCTGCCTCACTTGGTATTGCACCACCTTCTCCTACAAAGTTTGAAAAGTTTTCTAGTGCCTGTTCTCTTTGTCCTTTGACTGCATCCATATTAGCCATAAGAACATCAATGGCAGCTTGATTTACAGCTGCTCTGTTTTCAGAGTAAATACGCCATGTGTTATCAGTGACAGTAAAATTCTTGAATACATCTTGTTGCATAGAGTTTGTAACAGTAAACCCTCGTTCAAACTCTTCTCTGGATACTGTACCCATTTCTTCTAGTCGTTGACGAACAGCTTCATTTATTTGTGGATCGCCTGAATCCATACCCTGCATAAGGTTATCTAAATCTTTTATAATCTGGTCTGTGTTTTGGTTTGCTTTAAGTAACGCACCATAAGCAAGCATCTCTCCTGCCTGCTCAAGCTCAAGTTTAGTTGGCCCTTTACTACTAAGCCCCATCCAATCTGGTGTATGTGTAAACGCTGTAAGTCTTTCATACTCAGACATTGCTCGTCTTGTTTTACCAGATTGATTCTGAAAAATTTTGAATATGTCTGACAAACCCTCACTACGTTGGGCTTTATTATCTAAGGTCTGTAATGCTTCAGACATCTCAGCAAACATTCGGCTTACTGCTTTGCCTTTACCCCTTGGAAGATTTTTTACTAGCTCAGCTACACTATCAAACCCACCATACTTTCCTGATCTACGATTGAAAGCATCAGCTTGAAAAAAGTTAGTAGCGTGGTCAGCTCGTATATCTTCTATTTGGAATCGACCATACTCACTTTCTGATTGTAGGTCTTTTAGGTTAAGAGCTAACTGTTGCGCGCCTACAACACCTCTGCCACCTGAGCGTAAGTTCTTACGAGATTGATTTAGGAAGTACCGGGTAAGATCAGGATCGCCTTCTACAAAACCACCTAGACCTATAACCTCAAGTACAGATTTAATTACATTTTTAAGTCGAGCTATCATGCTGACATCAAGTGCAGCAGCTCGTTCAGCAAGCACTTCTTCAACAGCTTCTAGTAAATCTATCTTAGGATTAGCTCTTCGTATAATATCAGCTGCAGCTCTGACATGACCATCCGTTTTGTATATTTCACGGAATATAAAATCTAGTCTGTTACGAGGCATGAACGCACGAAAACCAAAGTGACCTAATGCTTCGTGAGCAACAGTCAATCTGATCTGTTCTTTAGTTCGTGCATAGTCACTAAAAATAATAACTTGATCACCAACAGAATAACCAACAGCTTCTACTGTATCAAAGTCACCAAGTGGTCTACCTGCTTTGGCACGATTATATAGTTCGGGATTGGTTCTAGCCAGTTCTTGTACGTTAGCTACAACAGTAACAGTTGGTTTTACTTTTAGTTTTTTAAGGACTTGTTTAATAACAAGGTCTATCTCACCTCTACCCAAAGGTTCTGTAGGCTTACCATCTGCCCTACGGAAATTACCATCTTCAGCTTTAGAATCCATTTCCCGCATAATTTCAGCGGTAGGTTGTAGCCTGTTTACTCTTGCGTTTTCACGCTGAGTACGTTTACCTTTCTTGAGTAGACGCTGACCTTCTGCCTCTTGTGACCTTCTTTCGGTCTGTGTTTCAGGCGTTGGGTCAGGTACAATACGACCATTATATAATCTTTTAGTTTTTAGATTACCCCTAGCATCAAAGAAATCTCTAAGTGAATAACCATTAGCCATCAAATAATTTCTATCTGAGTTAGCAAAAATAGTTTGGATACGGTTAAGCTCTCTACTACCAGTAGATGTGCCGCCCTCTTGAGTTCGTTGTTCTACAGAAGCCCTGTCAGATGTAAGCTCAACTACAGGATTATAACCACTGAATGATTTAAACTCATATCTTTCTAGGTGTGAGGTAAGTATATCTTCTAACAGCCTAGAGTTTTCTAGCTGTATCTGTGCTGTTTTTTCAGCAGCAACTTTTCTACCTTTTTTACCCAGAGCTGTTTCATATGCTTTTCTAAAAGCATCAAAGTCAATCTTATCTCCAGCAGCTTGTTGTCTTCGTAGAGCATTAAGTACCCTATCAGCAGTATCTTGTCCTAGCACCTCACCTTGAGTTTCTTGTGAGATAGCTTGGTTAATAGCTTCTTGCTGTGGTGATGTATACCACGCTGGCATATTAGTAAGAGCCACTTGAACTTCAGCAAGTAGATGATTTTTAGTAGCATACTCTAACCAAGGTTTGTTCTTACCTTTGTTAAAACCTCTAGTAAATGTACCTTCTAGTGGCTGTGCGTTAGCTTGAGTTACAAACGCATCATGTAATGCTTTACGTTGCTGTGGTGTAAATTCAGTTTTATTTAGATACTCAATAGCACTAGCTTGAATACCTTGTTTAGTAAGGTTTGAGTCAACTTCAAAGAATGCAAAAGCCATGAGCTGGTGTGCATATGACCATGCTTCACCATGCTTGGTAAAATCAGTAGTTGTGTCAAACTTAGCTTTGAACTCATTGAGTTCTTCTTGTGCTGTTAGCTTTAGGTTGTAGTAGTTATCATCAACAATTTGTTGTGCAATATCACCATTTACAGCATTACCAGCTACTAACTGACTCCACTGTTCTTTAGCTTGTTGAGGTAATCTATCTAGTGGTACAGTACCAGCAGGTGCTAGGTTGTTCCATGCTTCTATAGGTGTTTGACCTGTAACATCAATATAAACTGGGCTTATACGAGAGTCTGATTCCTGAGCTTGTTTTTGACGAGTTTCTTGGCGAGCTTCCCGAAGCGCTCGTTGTTCTTCTTGTTGATTCGCTGTTGTCTGGCGTACTGACGCTTTTCTGAGGCGCTCTTGACCCCTACTCTGGTCGGCAACTTGGCCCCCTTGGGTGTCTCTTCCTCGAACTGCGCTGCCAGATTCGGTTTGTTGGCGTACAGCCACTTCTTCTGTGCTTCCGACTTGAACGGCATCTGTCCTCCTTTGTGGTGTTGGTAATGATGGGTATGAAATAAAAGTCTCCCCTGTTTCAGGATCAACTCGTTCTGTACCTCTACCTACTCTTTCGATAGGTGCTTGCCCTGTAAGCATTGCTCCTGTTATAGGTTGACCTGTTTCTTCTACTACTGGCCCTGCTGATAGTCTTCTACGAGGTCTATCAAAACTTTCTATAATACCTTCCATCTCTGCAATAATATTATCTTGTTCTGCCAAATCGTTATTATCTATAGCAACTTGAAAGTCATCTATAAACTCTTGGATGTTTTCCATAGGTATATTATTAGCTACCATCTGATTAACCAGTGGTGTTATCTCAGGAGCAGGAGCTTCAGGAAATGGTAATCTCATCTGCCCTTCTTGTTCTAGCTCAGCAATAGTAGGCTCTGCAGCAACAGCCGCTTGACCCCTTCGTAATGCCTCTCGTCTTGCACTAAACTTACGTTTAGGTGCAGCCATTCCCGGCAAACTTAGTTGTGTAGGTGTTCTCTGTGGCACAGCAATTTGTGCTTGCTCACGAGCTTTACGCTCCTCAACTTCTTGAGTAAGCCTTTCGTTTTCTTTTAATATCTGTTCTACCCTAGCATTTTCTAACTGAGCCACTTGCTCATTTAGTCTTTGCTGTTCAGCTAAATCAAACTCTTGCTGTCTTTGTGCTCGTTCAGCTTCTTCTGCTCTAAGTCTTTGTTGCTCAGCAAGTTGATTCTGTTGCTCTTGGATTCTTGTGTTAGCAGCCTGTAGAAGTTGTTGTCCTATGGCTGTCTCTTGTGCTGCCGGGGTAGCCAAGTCTTGTGTTGTTTGCGCTACATCAGGAGTTGGTAGCGTTAGTTGTCCTGCTGCTTCTAGCTCAGCTTGTGTAGGCTGTGGTTGTGCGTTAGCTTGCTGTGCTGCAGCCAATGCTTCACCAGCTGTCTGTTGAGGTTCTGATAATCTATTTAGTTCAGCCGCAGTTGTTTGTTCAGGTGGGAACATAATCCCTTGCTGACCTTCAGCTTGACCCGGAATAACCTGTTGGTTTGTCTGAACTACTGTATCTAACGGCTCTCCCGCCCTAATACCTTGTGCACCTGCAACAAAATCAGGAGGCCCAGACACTCTAGTAACCGCTGGGGTAGGAGCAGGGAGAGCCGCAGCACCGCCTGCACCCGGCAACTGACCCTGTGGAGGAGTCTCAGAGCCTACAATTTCGCCGTCAAGGGGAGGAGCAGGTAGTAATTTTTGATCCGCTTGTGGATTATCTTTATTAAGTATGTTAGTTGGTTCGCCTGCTTTGAGTAAATTAGCGCCACCACCTAGTGGGCCACCAATAGCAAAGCCTGCTGCAAAAGAGTTAATTAGTCGTCTAGTAGTTTCTTCATCGCCAAACGATTGATCTGTACCATATAAGAGTAAAGATTCTTGACCAAGTTCTGTAAGACCTTCAAGTGTACCACCGACTCCGACACCTTTACCTACTCGTTTAGCAACACCACCTGATTTAAGAACATTTGGCCCAAGTCCAAAGATACGACTTGCCAAGAAAAATTCTGGTATTACTTCCATAGCTGCATATGGTATAGCCAATCCTGCTGCTGTACCTCTATCACCTACGCCTGTATCTCTTACTTCGCCATAGATATCAGCAACACCCATAGCATAAGAACTAATAACTGATCCGCCAAACGCACCGCCTGCTACAGCTTGTCCTTTACCTATCTTACCTGCTTTTAGTGCGCCTACACCTACAGAGTCTTCAAATTTTTGTTTACCTAAACGCTTGAGAAACTCTTGTCCTGTCATAGCTGTGCCACCGGGGGTGACTATAAAAGCATTTGGGTTTTTAATTTTTGCTGCAGCGGTTAGACCTGAAAACTCACGAAGAAGTTTTTTCTCACCTTTGGAAAGAGCTTGACCTTTCATGTATTTTTTAGCAGCTGATGCTACCGCTAGTTTTACTGAGTCTTTACCTAGTAGTGCATATATAGCACCACCAGTTGCTGTAAATGGGTTAGCACCACCACCTGCGACTGCACCTGCACCTGCACCAGCCAAAGCAAATGCAATAGACTCTATTAAGTTTGGCCCTTGTTGTGCAAAGTTAGCAACGAACCAGTCAATAGCACCACCTTTAAAATATTCACCATCTTCACTCTTAAACTCTCTTTGAAATGGTTGGTTGTAGTATAACTCTTTGACTGCATTATCTACTAACTCTTGACCATAATCTTCAAACCCAAGAAACTGAGCACCTCTACCAGCAAGAAGTTTTAAGTTATCTGTACCAATCTCAAAGTTTCTTGCAAACAAAGTACCCAAACTAGGGTCTTCAATATTATTCATAAATGTTTTGTAAGAATCAGGAGATACAAACTGCCAATCACCATCAGGCTGTTTAGCCCTAGGTCGGTCTAGATATCCTCTGGATTCTGCATCTAGTGCTGATTGTTTGTCATCAGCATTATACAATGCACCATTAACAAACATCTCGTTTGTCGATGGGTTAAACAACACAAGTGGCCCAGTCTCAGGTGGTTTATCAAATCCACCCAGTAAAGCACCCTCTAGTTGTTTGTCTAGTTCTTGTTGTTGTACGAGTTGATCAGCAAGTCCTGCTTTTAATCCTTGGAGTCCTGACCCCATAACGACAGGCTCGAAAGGATTACCAGCTCCGGGCGCAGATGTAGCGTCATAAAATGAGCTGTCAAATGCTTTTAGCCCTGCTTTTTTTGGAGCCATGTTTTCTTACCTCTTATACGAATTAGTGCCTGTTCCATCTACTGACGTAACTTTTTGTTCTACAAATCTGTATGAATCTTGACCATTGATGTCGGTAAATTTTTGTTCTTGTAATATAAAGGTATCTTTACCTTTGGTAATAACAATTCCGCCATCGCCAGTCTGTTGTATTTTAACGGTGTTGTCTGCTTTATATTTTTCTTTTAGTAGATCAAACTGTGCTTTGAGTCTTTCTCTATAATTAGCGGCATTGTCTTTATACTGTTGTTCAACAATAGCAAGAGTGCTCTTATAGTCTAGCATAGCTAGTTCGCCTCTAAGCGTAGCTTGTGATCCTCTATATCCTTGGTCAAAAGCTAGCTGTAACGTGTTGCTAAGAGTTTTTGAATCCATAGTTTTATATGGTTTACCACCAATCGTGACATCATACTTACCATCAGATCGTGGATTAATACGGATATCTAGTCCTGAATATTGTGACCACACCATAGCAGCTCTGTCTACACTACCTTTAGTAAGGTCTGACAGTGCTTGCATACCTTGTAGGTATAAAATTTTATTCTCAGCTTTGTTAGCTTCAAGCATACCTTTAGTACGAGTATCAGTAGCTGCTATCTCTGCATTTGTAGCAAGCTGACTGAGTTCTTTAGCACGAGCTAAATCAGTACCGCCAGTATTCATAATTTGAGCAAAACGTCTGTAATAATCTGCTAACTCGTTTTGATATTTTATATTAGCGTTAGTTTGATTAATAATTATCTCTCGTTCTTGAAGGTAATTACGCAGCTCAAAACCAATTGCTGATGGGTCTTTTTGATAAAATGCAGGAGGTTTAGGCTCTGCTTTAGTCTCAGGTACATTATCTTCTGGTTTTGGTTTTGTACCATCGTCAACACCAGCTTGCTCTACATTTTTAAGACTGCTGACATCTCCACTTGCTGTACCTACATTACCAGTATTTGCAGATTTTGCATCTGTATCTGTCTGTACATCAGTAGTAAGACCAGCGATCTGGTTGTTTGTAGTTGTGGTAGTTGTAGTATTGTTAGTAGTTGTTTCGCTAGTAGCTTGGTTGTTTTGAAACGGTTTGTTGTTTGTTGTGGTAATCGTTGTACCACCTGTCTTCTCTAAAATTTTATTGTATATACTAATAACAGCTCGGTTATAATCAGTATTAGTCAGTGCATCGTCATGGGCTGTAGTCGGCGTTCCTCGCTTTAAAACAGACCCCATACCACCTTGATAACCTGCACCAAGCAAGTTCATAGGCACACCCATATACATTCCCATTTTTAAATATAAAACACCAGCGGCTGGGCTTTGCTTGTTACCTTTCTGCATAGCCGTAGCTAGATCAACTTCTTGTTGGGTGATTTTATATTTTTCAATATTAGCTGGGTTTGTAAAGAATGCTTTTATGTCATCAAAAGTACCGGGCATAACTTGCATAATGCCTTGAGCACCTTTTGTTGAATCTTTGCTGGTAGCTCCATAAGAACTTTCCATAGCCATAATTGCCATAGCAAAGTCAGGATTAACTCCTATTGCTGCAGCTAGGTTTCTAACTTCCTGTACTTTTATGTCATTAAACGCATTGATTAGTACATTATCAGTAGTCAGCTCAGCAATTCGTTTATCAGCTTTAGCCGGAGATTCTCTATAAATCTGCAAATCTTTACGTTTAGGAGCATCGGCTTTAAATTTATTATACCAACCTGTTGGATCAACTGCAGCTTCAGTTAACTGGTTAGGGTTTTGAAGAAAATAGTTTTTAGCTTCTTCTGTACGAAACCATTTAGACGCTTCTGCAGATTTACTTCTTTCTTTTGCTTCTTTTTTATTATCAAAAAAGTAACCGTATAGACGACCAGCAGGAGAACCTGCAAGCCTATCACCATAACCTGTAGCAGCACGATCACCTAACCTATTAAATAATGCACTAAACTCACTATCAGCAAAAAGTTTTTGAATATCTTGTACAAACGCTGATGAGTCTTTATCAATTTGTGTTATATCAACAGTACCTGACTGCCCAATATTACCAAAGTCTAATTCTTTATTAGGATCAAAGTCAGGAACAGACAGTGCATTACTTGCTGTTTCAGCGTCATCAATAACAATCTGATCGTCACCAACAATAGATTCCTCTTGACCCGGAGGTACAACAGGTTGAGGTTTTTCTTCTATTTTCTTTTCTGGCTCTTTAGGTGGGGGTACAGTAATATACTCACCGCCAAACCCGTCCAAACTTAAACCTGCTGAACCTTGAGTTAAAGCTGGAACAGTAGGAAGTGTAGGTTTTTCAAGATTTTGTAAAGCAAGTCTTTCTTGGTCACGAGTAAAATTTGCCCGTTGCAGAGCTTGTAGTCTGTTCTCAGCTTCTGCACCCTCAACAAACTTATCTTGATTTAAGTTTCCTGCTATATTTCCAATGAGTCCTAATACCATCCTAGACTCCTATACCGCTATAGTACCAAATTGATTTTTCTTTTCATCATCAGGTTTTATGTTGGGTATATTACTGTCAAACGTTGGCATTGGAGGAATATTATTTGTCTTAAGACCTGCTGATCCTGATATTGTCTTAGCATCTTTTTCTTTTTCAGCATCAGTCTTACCTCGATTTACTGCAAATGCGCCAAAGAATTTTTGGATATTATCTTTCTTTGCCTGAGCAGCATTTTGAGCAGCAGTATCTTGCCCAGCATAGAAATTAGCTAGTCCTAGTTGAGCATTAGCCGCACCTGTAGGCGCGTTAGGAATAAGACCAACACCTGTGCTCATAACTTGATTTTGAAGATTTTGACCTGTCAAGAAACCTCTATCAAATGCAGATTGTACGTTTGCACCACCTGATAGTGCTGCTCGTCTACGTTCACCTGCAGACGTACCACCCATAGTCAAACCTGCTTTACGTTCAAACTCTCGTAGCTTACGTCCTTCTGCAATAGCAGCTTTGTTAGCTGATTGTAGAGCAAAATAGTTTGGATCATAATATCCAGCTTGCACCATATATTGTTTAGCTGCATCTAGTTTTTGATTAAACGCTGCTTCATCTCTTTGTTTAAGAGTTTCTAGTTCTGCTTTGTATTGTTCAATAGCTGCTTGTGTTTCTGGACTTGTATCTGGTGTACCAACAATAGCTTCTGCAGCAACAGCACCACCAACTTGAAGCGCAGCATTAGCCAACACTTCTGGATTAGTAAGTCTATCTACTAGCATTTCGCCAGCGTTACTCAAACCTGCTTTCATAGTTGCGGTAAAACTTTTATCAGCCACTTGGTTAGATAATGTAGTTGCTGCATCTCCTACAGAACTAGCGCTAGAACCACCAGCAAAATTTGCATTTTGAAGCTGTGCACCGCTAGTGTTTGATAGCGTAGTGCCCGTTGTACCGCCAGTTGTTGTGTTTAAACTTGCATTTTGTACCTGTGGTAGACCACTAGAAGTAGCCGTTGTTGTTGGTTGAGCCGCTGGGTTACCAAACATTCCCGGTTTAGCAGCCGCTGTGTAACCACCGATACCACCTCCGATAAGTCCTGAGATAGCACCTGCTTTTACATTACCGCCTGTAACTTTAGCTGTAATAGCACCAAGTCCTGCACCAACAATCGCTGAGCTGACAACAGCTCCTGCTGTAGTAGCCATAGCTGCTGATACGGCTGTACCTAAAATAGCTGATGATGCGATAGAACTTGCAATTATCGGTGCTGCAATAGGAATAGCAACTGCTGCAACAACAGCAATTACTTTTTTAACTCCGCCACCATGATGTGTCATAGGAACGGGAGTAATAGTAGCCTCGCTAGTAGGGCCTACCGAAACTACTAAAGGATTGATTATAGTTTGCATTTAGACCTCCTTCGTTAAATCCTGTCTTAGTAGTGAATACTTTCGTTCAAAGCCCTGTGCCTGCAATATCTTTTCCATAGCTGGTGCGACTAAGCATTCTATTTTAGTAACTCCACAAATCTGTGCCCAACCACAGACCTGCTTCCAAAATCTTTTCATATTATGGCGTAAATCTTTTCCGCCTAAAGCTAGTACATTCATAGCAGTAAATTGAGGATAGTAAACAAGTTCTAGTGCTAACACCAACTTTACATCTGGTACTTCACCATCATCGTTTTTAACTGCAATAACATATATCTGACCTTTGAGACCACGATCATATATATCTTCTACAGTCATTTCACCGTGCATAGCTCTATCAATACATTCTTGAAACAGTGGGATACATGCCCCCCAGTATTTATCATACAATTCTTTAGTAGATAATAGCTGAGCGTTGTATTGTTTTTGTTCTTGTTCTTGTTGCACTACTTGTAACGTCATTAAACCTCACCACCTTCTTCATATTGTTTAAGCATCTTGTCAAAAAACTCTGTACCTTTTGCTTTCACAACATTTTTAGGGATGACATATTCTCCGCCTTCCATCTCTGCATTATTAACACCAGCTACTTTTACTGGTATGCCACCTTGTGCATGTGATGGCCCAACAAGTACACCACCTTCATTCATCATTTGTGTTGGCTGTGGCTGCATCATTTCTGCACCTTCAATCTGTACATCAGCTTCCATAGCTTTTGCCGCCATAATAATGGCAGTAATTAATCCTTCATCATATTGCTCAGGAATCTCTTCAGCTGGAATTATACCTCGTTGGATAGCCATTTGTCGAATCTGAGGATACATAGCTGGATTTTGTTGTACTGTTCTAGCAAGCTGTATAATCGTATTAAGCTCATTAGCGTCTAACTCACCTGATTGAATACCTGCCTCAATAGCTGCTCTTATCCTAGCTACCATTTCTGGATTTTGTGACATTGTTTGGTTTATTTGTCCATCCATCATAGCTGGGTTTATAGGCCCTTGTGGCATCTGTGGTTGTAATCCTGCTGGTGGAGTTGGAACCATACCACCATCTTGCATTACCATAGGCTGCATCCTAAAATCCAAAGCTGGATACTGCGGATTAGTTGCTTGCACACCTGTAGCTATTTCACCTAACGCTCCCTGTGAAACGGGAGGTGCAGGCATTGTTATTAGTGTTTCAATCGCTGGTGGTAAATCCAATGACACAGAGTCAGGCACAGCCGGACTTACCAAATCAGGAGCTTGAGCTTGCATCATAGGATCAGTTGTAGGTTTCATTACCATGTTTACCGTCCTTTCAGTTGTTTAATTAAAAAATTAAGTGTAGCTCGTATTTCAGCTACATCGCCAGCTAGCGTCTGTACATCAAGAATAAGTTTTTCTACATCATCTAATGCTGCTACGTCTTGACTGCTTATTGTAAATCCTGCGCCTTTTGCAGACACTTGCTGCATTTTTTGTTGGCCCATTTCATTTACTGTTACTTGACCTTGAGTTACAGCTTTACTTACGGTGTCAACTTCACCACGAAGTCCAGTTAACAATTCTACATTTTCTTTTACTGCACCAATAAGTACAGTTTGGTAATCTGTAAAACCCCCTTGTGGTACTGCTGGTACACTTGTAAACCTGTTAGCTATGCTCATGCTGTCCTCAATCCATATGGGGTCTCACCTATATGTATCGCCCGTATTCTTGACGAACCGGATACCCCGACTTCAAATGTATCACTTCTATACCCGCTTGGCAATCTAAATACTTCGTCAGAACTTACTGTTCCTTGAAAGATCAACTGCTTATCAACAAACAATTTGAAAGTAACTGGTAGTACACCTGTTACATCTAGTGGGAATCTAGTTTGTCCATCGGCATTAATAGGATAAGCATTTAAAGTACCAATATTATTTACAGCTGTACCTGCATCTGTATAGTCTGTAGGCCCATTAATTGTACCTAGTTGGATACTTTTAGACCATACACCATTATTAAAAGCAGGTAATGTATTATTAAAAGCTTGTATATTTTCAGCTTCAGCATTAGGTGTTTCAAAATCTGCAATAACCCTAGCTGCACCAAGATTCATAAAATCTTTAGTTACAATAGTTTTTGACTTCCATTCTAGTGGAGAAAGCACTTGTTGTTTATTATCCCACTCATAAAGATTACCTTGATTATCACCAATGTAATACATAATACCTGTTTGGTAATCAGTACAAGCGGCTGAAAAAGTATAGTTTACACTTACAAAAAATCCGCCTACTTTATCATCTCGTTCATAGATAAATGATTCACTAGAGTGAGAACCAAAATACTTGCCGTTATAGTAATGACCAATAAGAGTAGAAGGGTTGAGTTCTTCATTCCAAGTATCCCAATCGTGAATAAGTTTTGTTACAAGATCAATACCAGCTGAAGGTGCATAACTAGCAAGACCGCCGTGTGTAGCCCATAAAACTCCATAACCCATATTAACAACAGATTTTTTAGATAAGCATGGGTATAATGTATCAATACGAGCAGACACCATAGTAGCAGGATCATTACCTGATACTTGATATGGATACTCTTTTGTAAGAACAAGAATAAAACCTTGTATAGGTTCTATTGATACAATGTCAGAATCAAACGTTAATCTAAAACGCTCTGGCCAAGCATGTGGTTTATCAGGAAAAGAAAAACATAACTGGTTATCAAAAAACCCAATAAGAATATTGTTGTGTGCTGCACGAATTCCTTTCATACCGGAAGGTGGTGGGTCATTATCTTCAGAATCTAATACCCTAGATAGACCTGATATAAGAAAATCATCTGTAAAGGTAAAACTACCGCCATCACCCCAGTATCTAGCAGGTAAATCTAAATTTTCAGAAACATCATGGAACACAGTGCCGTTAGTATCAGCAGTTTCAGATATAGCGTTACCACTGTCAGAAAATGTAAATGTATACTTATCAACAATAGATGCTACAGAAAACTCACCGTTCATACTACCACTGTCTGTAGTCATACCAGACAGTTTAAATCTATCATCCACAATAAAATTATGTGGTTCTGCCAAAGTTAACGTGACTACACTACCAACTCGTTTTACTTTAGTGGTAGTTGTTGGAAACCACAGAGTAGCCAATAAAAAATATTCTGTTGCTGCTGAAGAAACAACAGTTCGGTATAATCGTATACCTCGTATAAAATTTTGTGCAGGCACAGAAGGTTTTGCAGTAGGTAAATTAGTTACATTTACAGTTTGACCTTCTTTAATATATACCTCGTTTGATGGTAGAGATGGTATAGCTTCTTCATCCCAAGGTGTAACCCATGTATAAACATATGTTCTAATCTGTGTGTTACCTGCAAGCTCGGAACGACCAGTTGTATTTCCTGTTTTTGCAACCTGATCACCGGGGCTAAAGTATGTAAAATCTGTAGAATTAAGAACAGTAACTTCTACGTTTGTGGCATTAAAAGACTTAGCTTCGTCTGACGTACCAAAATCTCTAACTGATACAACATTACCTGAGCGTAAGTTGTGAGATGCTCCTCCGTAAAATGTTGCAGTATTACCACTATCTCGCTCATAGTGTGTCGAACTTACAACACTAAATGTTACAGCAGTAGCTGTTGGAGTTGTTTCAGGTAGTGGTAAACCAAGATCGTAGTAACCGTTGGTTACAGGATATGGAGCACTTCCGTTAGTAGCTAGATCGTAATTAGATACTTTGGGTGTACCATCGCCTGTATAATAAAATCGTTGTTCAGTATCTTCTGTGTTAGAAGTAGTAGTCCAAGGAGCAGATGCTGTAGCAATATCTACATCATTGAGGTATGTAAGGAATACATTGTTACCGTTAGTAGGATTAGTAAGCTTATATAGTGTTTGAATTGTGCCCGTTCGCCCGACATTCTCAACAAGCTTTGGAGTCCTATAAGGTATAAGATCACCAGAATACAGTTTAACATTGAAAGCATTTTGGGCAGCTCCATCAGGAAGTAACTCTGAAGATACTTTTGGAGCTTCTCCTAGAAACTTTGTTAGCTTTACTGACCCCATTACTTTTCAACCATTCCTAGCGCAACCTCTGTTGCCTCATCGTTTCGCCTAGTCCAACCCCTACCAAACGCATCAAAGTGATTTAGACCCTCATAAAAACTTTGCCTTATTTCTTTAAACTTTTCTATCATATATTTTGTGTCTTGCCCTGCAACAAGTTCTAATGTCTTTGGCCCTATTACGCCGTCCGGGCTAGCGCCACAACATTTTTGTACACCTTTAGAACTTCTGCTTACTCCAGAATTAACAGCCCAATCGAACGTAACGTAGTCCAAACCGGAAGGTAGTTCATCACAGCCTGCTTTTATCCAGTAGTTATTGAGATATATTGGAGCAACATCTTCTGGTGTAAGCTTCATCATATCTTGTTTATCAACTTCATACCCTAGCCATTCTTCGTAGACTTTTTTAGTAACTCCGAGGTTTGTCATACCCCCCGGATCGCGTTCGTGATTTACAAATCCACCTTCGTGCTTCAACAGAAGCTGTAGTGATTTATCAAAGTTTTCTCTCATTTAGTGATTCCTTTTTGCTTTTCATATGTCCTGAGTCCTCCGATTCCGAGCATACCGCCCAAAACAGTTAGGAGTGTACCCATGTCAAATTCAGGTAACTCAGGTAGTTCTGCACCAGCAAAAGATGCACCAAATATAATTAGGTCTTTGATTATAAAATGGTATGCAAAAGCAATCGCACAGACCCAGCCAACCGCTGGACGCCAACCGCCTTTGAATAGTGAACCAGATGCTGCTTCAGCCTTATTGACCTCAATCTGGGCGAGCGCTATCTGCTGGGCATGTTTATCTGCCATTGTAGCCAAGTCATGTGCCAACTTAGCTTTTTGATCTTTGTCTTCTACAAACTTGTCAAGTAAACCAGTGACTGGCCCTATTAGACTTTGTAACATAATTACTCCTCAATAAGTTCTACTATATCATAACTCCCATCTGAATTTTTTTCCAGCTTTACTTTTAATTCTTTACATTTCCACTGGTTATCAAAGTTTACACCGCCGTTAACGTTACGTTTAATTGTCCTTTTTGTAGACAAACACTCTGATAATCTATCATAGGGTGTGTATTCTATAGCTTCTCCGTTACTATATAGAAGTAAAACAAAAACTAACTCAATCATTGCGAATCTCCATATCCGTTAGACCTAAGTTTTTCTATTCTATCTTCTAAATCGTTAATTCTTTTTTCATAAAACTCCAAGGTTAATTTTTGTTGTTGGTCAAATGGAGCTTTTCCACTTTCTATCTGCATCTGTAACTTTTCTAATTCTTTTGCTAAATGCTCAATAAGCATAAACTGCTCAGAGTCTGCAGGTAAGCTGCCCATTTCACCTCTAGGCCATTTAATTCGAAACTCTGTGTTTTTTTCTAAATCAGATTCCATCAAAGTAATTCTAGTTTCAAGAGTATTTAACCTTTCTACAATACCAAAATATGCCCATGTTGCTAACGCAGCGCCTGCAATCAGGCTTATCATATTACGAAGTGGTAAAGATACCTCGGTGTTTTCACTTAATTTTGTAGCCATATCATCTTTTTATACCACTTATTTGTAAATTTCAGTACCCTTTTTTACTTGTTGTAGTTTACACACAGCAGTAATCTTTTGCTTTTTTTCGCCCGGTATAGGGGGCTGGCGCATTAATCTACCAGCGAAATACCTACACCTATTAACATCATACCAATAAGTTATTGGTGGTTGTAGTGAAGCACCTGCATATACATACAATGCAAACACTGTTATCATTTCCCGTTCGTACTGCGTTGTGTCCAAGCAGTCGTCCCCATATAGGTAGCAACCACACCACCACCTGTAAGGTAAAATAAATTACTAATATCAGCTAATGCGTTAACTCTTTCTATTGGTATAAAAAACATAGCTGCAGTAAATACACCCATTGCAATTAAAGAAAACCTAGCCATCCTAAGTTGAGCTAGGTTTTTTCGTGAAGCATCTTCTGTTTGTTTAATTTCTTTGACATGACCAAGTTCTTCATCAGTAACTATACCGTCACCATCTTGATCATACTCAGCATATATAGATTCTTTTTGTAGTTTCTTTGGCATCAAATAATTCCTTTATATCTAAGAATCCAAACGCCACCTACTAAAATTCCTAACCCTAATACCACAAACAATATTATTAAGAACCATGTTTGAAAACTTTCTACAAACGAAGCCCACTGTCGTTCTTTTTCTTTTGCTGCCTCTTGCCTTTTCTTCCTAGCCTCTACGCAAAACCTTACATAATCACTATGTAAACCGGGTCTGCCTAGATATATCATCATTTGTTTTAGTTCATTTTCTTTTTGTTTTATTTCCTCAAGAGCCATAAACTCTTCTAAATCGCTCTCATCCTTTCCAGTAAAGTTTGACCATATACTGTTCTTTTTCTTGTTTGCATGTTTGGCTAGATCATCTGTAGCATGTGTAAAAGCCGCAATCTGTTTACCAACAGAAGTTAGTTCGCGGCCGTTTTCAACTGCCTTGCGGATAACGGCATATGCCGCATTTGCTGCTGCTACATATTCTAACACAGGACATACCTAACCTTTCTTCTTATCCATATCTTTTTTCTTTGATCGAATAATCTGATCTTTTAATGCAGCTGGTAATTTCATCTGCGCTGAAGTCAACTCAGGTACTTCTCTACCATCTTTATACATGATTTTCTTTTTCTTCTTTACTTCACCGCCATAGCCATACAGCTGTGTGCCCATCTTCAGCTTCTTTTTATCTTTCATTTTAAAACCCGGCATTTGATCACCTCCTTATGTTGTTAGGGTTACAATTATAGAAAGTAGTATTACTATAATAGCACCTGCTGATCCTAGTAACACACGCTCTAATCTGTTAATTCTAAACAGAATCATTTCATACCGTTCAGCACACACAGCCTCATGCTGTAGTAACTCGGTATTAATCTCTGCTGTTGTCATACGTTTTTTACTCATCTTCACCTTTCGCCGCTGCTGTTTGGTCTTCAACGACTGGCGGCTTTTCATAAAGCGGTGGTTCATCAACAACGACTCCCTCGCTTACAAACTCATCGCCTCGTAAAAATTTGCCATCGGGCATCATAACAAGAGGTGTTCTTTTTATTTCTTTTTTCATAGATAATCTACTTCATCCCAAGATTTTTTATCTTCATTCCAAACGTATTCTTTTCCGTCATCAGGGTAAGAAACGGGGGGTTCCCACAATCCAGTATCTTTTGATAATAACCAACTTGGAAAAGGTTGTTCAGCATAAAAGAAATCACCTTCTTTATCATAATTTCCGCCGACTGCTGCATAATTTTTTCTTAGAGGAGTTCCTCCTAGTTGGTGTTTATTACCAAATGTATTATATGAAGTTTGTATCCATTCTCCCGGTACAGTATCTACATAGCTATCAATAAATTCTTTCTCAGCAACAATTACTTCTAATACCTTTCCATCTAATACTTTTGCATAATGAGCCATATTTTATACCTCGTACCTTATAATAACAATTCCAGAGCCACCATTTCCAGCTAAAGAATCGAATCGTCCAGACGAACCGCCTCCGCCGCCAGTGTTTGCGCCACCGTTTCCGCCGGGCGATGCACCAGCAGGTGATCCATTTCCAGAAGCAGGAAGACCATTAGCACCAGTATTTCTGCCAGCCCCGCCAGTTCCGGCACTAGCACTAGAAGATGAGCCATCGCCTGCTCCGCCTCCGCCGCCTGCGCCGCCATTTCCAGAGCGAGAACCATTTAATCCAGAAGGTACAACTCTTGCACCTCCACCGCCTCCAGCGTAAAAGTGGTTGCCTCCATCAATATTAGATTGAACACCAACTCCTCCATCACCAGTAGCAGAACTACTATTATTCCCACCATTTCCTACTGCGCCAGCGCCGCCGCCTCCGCCGCCTCCGCCATATGTAGAACCGTGGTTAGGGCCGTTACTAGCTCCACCAGCAAAACCTTGATTTGCCGTACCAGCACCGCCAGAAGAACTGTCTGTTCCTCCGCCACCGCCAGAGCCGCCTGAGTCACCAGCAACATTAGAATAACGTCCGCCTCTTCCGCCGCCAATAGAAGTTATGGCTGATGAAAAACCAATAGACGAATTACCACCGTTGTTTCCTCTTGTGCCGTTGCTGTTTCCTAAAGCTGTATTTTTTGCACCGCCAGCACCAACAGTTACAACAAAAGAACCCGGTGAAACTGTCACTGCTGCTTCAGCAGAACCGCCCCCACCAGAAGTAGCTCCTGACACATTAGTTCTAAAACCGCCTGCGCCGCCACCTCCAGAGTGTTGGATACCGCCTGATCCGCCTCCAGCAACTACTAAATATTCTACATTGCCAGTTCCAGATTGTACTACAAAAGCTCCTGACGAAGTAAAAGTATGTACTTTATAGGTTGTTCCGCTAATAGTAGCTGTTGATTCAGTACCACCAGTAGCTGAAAAGGTATTAGACATTTGAATCCATTGAGTACCATTCCAATGTCTTACTACTTTTTCACTAGTATTATAGTACGCATCTCCTGTATTTGGAGAGCCGGGATTAGAACTAGCATTAGGAAAACGAATACGCCCACTATTTAATAGAAGTGTACCATCGCTTATATCATTGCTATCTAAATCAAGATTACCACCAAGAACCGGAGAGGTATCATTTACAACTTCAGTTCCTTGACTTAAAATAGTTTCAAATAATGCAGCGGTAGGTCTGAGTTCTATCCTATCACCGATAGAAAAAGAACGAGCTGTAGTATTATCTTGTGCTCGTACAACTGTCATAGAATCAGTAGAACGAGCTGTAACTTTTATAATTTCAAGATTATTGGATGTGTCAACAAGAGTAGCAAAGAAAAAATCACCACTACCTAAAGTTGGAAATCGAGCACCTTGTCCGGAGTCAACAGTAACTGTAGTGGCAGAACTATTAATACCTGCTGAAAGAGTTCCGAACCCGTTATTTGTTACTTTAACTCCCATGCTAGACTCCTATTCTTGAAGTAGGTTTGGATCAAGAGCATTGATTTCATCATCTGTCATAGATAGTTTTCTATAAGCAGAAATTTTATTATCTATATCAGTTTGAGCTTTAGTAGTTAGTTCTGTTTGTTTTGTTTGTACCTCTGTCCAAGTTGGTGCAGTTGTATCTTCTTTCCAAACAGTTTTACTTTTTGTTCCACCCATAGGTTTTAAGTTTTTAAACTCTGTTGCGGTTGTTGGTGGTTCTCCTTGATAACCTATAAAATTATCAAACGCACAAAGAGCATCATCAATATGAACCTTAGTTCTTTTATTGTTTTCGTCTTCATGCCATCTATATCCATTGTATATTGCCATACTACATACCTCCTTACTTTAATATCTCATCAACAAAACAATAAAATGCTTTTGCTTGTATTCTACTATCATCTCCGTTATTTGGGTTTAAAACATTACCAGGTCTATTAGACCCTCCCCCTCTTGGCCTCCATCCCCATATTACATTGTGAGTTCCAGCATCTAAACTTGAACGGTCTACTTTTTTAAGGCCCCAATGCATTGCTTGTTCACCGTTGTCTGTATAACCAACACCATAAAAAGCATCAGCACCATCAGTGCCATGTGTGGTTCCTGTGTCTATATCAAAATAAACACCTGAAAAATCTGAGTTAGTGCCATAAGAAGGAGCCATCCAAGTAAGATATATAGCTGACGTTGCATCGTCATGTACTTTTGTAAAACTGCCTGACCAAACATTCCCACTATCACTAGTGCTGCTGTGTGAATATCTAGTAGTGTTAGGCCCTATACACGTTCTCTTTACAAAGTTTTGAGTTATATTACCAAAAGAAAACGTACCATCACCATCGGACAATAAAGCCTGACCTGAAGTACCATTACCAGAAACATTAATTTCTGAAGCACCTACAGCGTTAGCTGCAATAGAATCTGCATTTACAGCATCGGTAGCAATCATAGAATTTACAATTTCATCAGCTGTAATAGTTCTAAGATCAACTAAACC